CCTTCGACTCGCGTCGATAGTTTGCTAGAGGCCTTACGCAACTTCTTCCGAAGTTGGGCCGGCTAGAGGTTTTTGTTGGAACATGTTCGTAAACATGCAACAACGGTTAAGCGCATCCTTGCTAGGCGTCAATCTTTGGCGCCGAATATAAAAACGGTTCTGCAATCCTGCAGGCCCGTAAACGTTACAGATTGGAGAATCATCATGCCAACCCGACACCGGATAGACTTTGAAGACTATGCTACGCCTTACGGCGAATACATAAGCTATCATGGCTATCCTCCCATCTTCGGACGAACATACGACGATTTTAGCTTTCGTGATTTCCTGGATTTTGTTACTCCAGGCTATCATGATAAGATTAAATCGGGTGCTATTATTAATACTAGCGCCGTGTATGAGAACGTCAAGAGACGGGGTGGCGGGGGTGGAGTCAGTGCTGTCGACGTCATATTAGACGACGGAAGTACTGAGACCTACTGGTTTGACGGTTCGAGTATCACTGGTCATTTTACCAATGGATACTGTCCAATCTCGTATTTGGGTGCTGCCGACCCTGCTATCGAGCGCGCGTGTAAACAGCGTGCTATAGCTCAGGTCGATACTACTCCAAATGCGTTCATCGAGGATATTGGGGAATTGAAATCAACTTTTACGTTGATGGACGATCCCCTTCGATCTGCGATTGATTGGTCTGATAGCTTTAGGAATAAAGTTAACAGGCGAATGCATCGCGGGCAGTCGTTTCGACGGGCTTCTTCAGGTTTGTGGCTTACTACCCGATTTGGGTTTATGCCACTCTGGAGGAGTCTCGAAGCTCTTTTCTCTGAGCTTTCCGAACCGAGCCCACCGCAACTGCTGCGTAAGAGTTCCTCCTCGTTTAACCAAAGTGCTGAGCATGATTCATACTCAGATTTTGGCCACGAGGACTATACTCTTAATATTAGTCACCGCAAGGTAACTAAGGGTCATGGTACTATCTTGTATAGCATCACTAACCCTGCTGCAGATTGGCGGTATAGATACGGTTTGCGTAATAAAGATATTCCACGTGGTTTGTGGGACTTAGTCCCCCTTTCCTTCGTGGTGGATCGCTTCCTTTCGGTAGGCGATTCCATATCTGGTTTAACAAACCTTTCTGATCCCGATGTTTCGTTTGAGGCGGCGTCATATACTTCTCGCACTAGACATATTCAAAAAATGTCTCTTGCGGGGATCAATGACCCTCGCTTCCACTCCCTTCTCTCCGATACTTTCGAAATCGAACGATTTCTTTATGACCGGGGCGTCTGGGAACCTTCATTCACTGATACACTACCGTACTTTCACCCTTTAGGGTTGGTAGACTCAGTGACCAAAGTAATAGACGGGATAGCTCTAATAGTACAGAACTTTTCCCGTTGAATAATCAAAAGGAGGGCATATTATGCCAGCTTCTAATCTTGCAAACGCAAACGTAAACGTGGATGCAACAAGCATCGCGCCTACGGGCGGTACTTCTACGGCGCTCGCGTCTATAGGCGACAGTCTCAATAAACATGCACTCTTCCTCGCTACTAGCGGGGTCGAGTTCAAGGATAGAGTGACTTTCGACTTTACGACAAAAGCCCCTTCAATAACTTCCGGTTCTCCGTCTGGGTTTACCCAGGCGCGCTCCGGTATCGTTCTTAAGTTTCCAATAACATTGGCTACTGGGGAACGAATTGTGAATACAGCTCGAGTGGAGATCGCGACAGATGTCGAGACTACCACTGCTGAAAAGGTTAATATTAGATATTACCTTTCACAGTTATTGTCGGATATTGAAACGGACGACTTTTGGAATAACCAAAGTCTGGCTTGATGAATTTCATCAAGTCTATGGTAGGAGCCTTGCTCCGCCATATCCGCTCAATTAATTTATTTTCCTCAAAGGAGTCATTCCAATGCGAAAAAGTAAAGAAGTACCACGTAAGTTTTGCAATAAAACTTTCGATCCTGATAAGATCGCCACCACGGTCCATCAGGCAATCACGCGAGACCTTGTAGATAACAGAGTTATTCGTTATCCACGAGAGGTTCACGATTTATTAACCGCTTCGGCGCAGACACTTAAAAAGTATGTGCGCACGGACAATGACATAGACTTAGATGAAAAAACTTACTCTAAGTTCAAGACGGTGAACAAGCATATGCAAGGGTTCCGGTCTCACGACTGGTTCCCCCAAGATACGCTTGCCCACCCTCGCCATGGTCATATTCAACGAGCCCTTCTTCGGGCTCGTTCTTTATGTCACATGGTGTTAGGTCCGTTGGAGATGGATGAGCTTCTTCTAGAGTGTAAAAACTCTGGTGGAGTTTCACTTGGTGTCCCCTTTCGGGATACCTCAGTGGAACGTAAGTTCACATTTCCTATTACGGTTAGCGAGAGCTGTGTTCCCTATTTAATCGAAGCACTTAACTATGATTTTCTCTTAGTTAAGTCTGTTGTAAAGTACAACAGTGAGTTCCCTCTCGGGAATGCTTTCGAAAAAGTAGAGAGCTCGCGCGCTACAACTGTCCCAAAAACCAACTCAATCAATCGCATGATCGCCATTGAGCCTACTGGAAATATGTATATCCAGCAAGGCGCAATGAAGGTCATGTATCGACGATTGGCTGCTGTTGGGCTAGATGTGGCTACTTTACCCGATAAACACGTCGAATTAGCTAGGGAAGGGTCAATAAGCAAGAATCTTGCTACTATTGACTTTTCCTCTGCTTCTGACTGCTTATCAATCGAGCTTCTGGAGTTTTTACTTCCATCAGCTTGGTTTGAGTTGCTAAATGATATTCGTTGCAAAACGATGACCCTGCATGGGTCAACGACTGCACTGAATATGTTTTCAACGATGGGTAACGCCACTACGTTTCCCCTGGAAACGCTAGTATTCTACTCGTTATCAGTTGCTGCAGTCATGCGCCAATCCACCAGCCCTTCGCTGCTGTCTACTCCTAGACAGCGCGCAAGTGTCAGTGTTTTTGGCGATGATTGTATTCTGCCAACCGCTCATGCCCCATTTTTTATGGAGCTCGCGGTGTCGGTGGGCTTCCTCGTGAACTCTGAAAAGAGTCACTTCGAAGCTTCTGATAACTTTAGAGAATCCTGTGGAGGAGATTTCCTCTCAGGTATGGACGTTAGGCCGCTTTTTCTTAAGCCGCCTTCCTCTACGAAACTCAGCGCTCTAGAGCCCTGGCTATATATTATTTTAAATAGGGGTACTGACTTTTACCGTAAGGTATTCGGCGATACTTCCTATATATATAGTCACTTCTTTAGATACGTTGTGTCTCTGTTCGAGCGGCATCACATCTTGGTCAAATGTGTCCCGCCCGAATTTCCCGATGATGCCGGCTATAGTCGTCAAGACTATTTACGCCTGGCTCGAGCTTACAAATGTAAATTTGCTAAGCTTAAAATCGGAAAGAACGGGGTAATTAGGTTTCCTTATTGCAGGTTTCGATATAGAAAATGTCGAGACCAATGCGAAGAAATCAGATACGCGTTAGCCCTTAAAAAAGGTTACGCTAAATCTACGATGGCATTACAGGGACATCTTGTTCCTGTACCATCGGATCCTTTACCCTCATTCTCTCCTATACGTCATAGGGGAGGTTATGTTGTAGCGAAGGGACTGACTGTCCACTGGACAGTCGACCGCCCTACCTAAAA